GAAAAGGAATACATGACTGAACTTAAACGTATTAAAGGAGCTTAATTATGAGTGACATTAAAGAAGCAATTGCGAAAGCACCGAGAGGTCGTACGCAGCGCGTTCCCGTGGGAACACGTCAGGTTTTAACGGTGTCTGGGAAAGAACCTGGATACGAATATAGAATTATTAACGACTCGGGAGATCGAGTGCAAGAATTTATGGACGCTGGTTATGAGCTAGTGGCTGCAGATTCTGTGAGGGTGGGAGACAAACGAGTTAATTCAGTTTCACCTGAAGGCTCCAAAGCTCAGCTATCCGTTGGTCAAGGCCAGAAAGCCTTTGTTGTACGAATCAAAAAAGATTGGTATGACGAGGATCAGGCTAAGAAACAGGAACGTGTTAACCAAATGGAAAGCGCCACCAAAGCAAAAGCTCTTGATGGTACTTATGGTAAGCTCGACATCAGTCGAGACTAACTAAATTTAAGTGCCGTTAGGAAATGTCTATTTTATTAATGGAGAATTGCTAATGGCAAGTGTATCTCGTATTAACGGGTTCCGTCCTGTTAAAACAATTAATGGCGGACCATACAATGGTCAAGCCAATTTGTATTTTGTGCCTTCCTCTGACTCAACAGTCATTATGGTTGGTGACGCTGTAAAACTAGCTGGTGACGCTCGCGCTGCCACTGGTGCTCCTACAGTAACTCGTGCTGGTGCTACTGACGCTGCTGTCGGTATCGTTGTAGGCATCTTGTTCACAGGCGTTGGTGATTTGACCAACATGCCTCCAGTGAACGACTTGAATACTCCTGTATATCGTCGTGCTTCTACAGACCGCTATTTGCTGGTGTGTGATGATCCTAGCGTTGTGTATGAAGTTCAGTATGCAGGCACTTCTGTGGCTGCTGCTACCATTACTGCTAACGTTGGTCAGAACGGTCAGTTCACAACCACCGCAGGTAGTACAGCTTCGGGTTCGTCTGGCATGCAGCTTGATAGCTCAGGATTGGCAACAACCGCCACTCTGCCTTTGAAGATTGTGGGTTTCCCCAATCGTCCCGATAACATCCCTGGTGATGTCTATTTCAGTTACTATGTTAAGTTGAACAATACAGCTAACGGTACTGGAACTGGCGCTACAGGTTATTAATTAAAGGAAAGGTAGAATATGTCTATTATTAATAGCGGCTCGTTTGCCAAAGCGCTATGGCCTGGCGTCAATGCTTGGTATGGCAAAGCGTACAACGAATATGAAACAGAATACGATCAACTGTTCGACAAGTTTACTTCACAGAAAGCTTTTGAAGAGGATGTCGGTATTTCATCTTTCGGTTTAGGCGTTCAAAAGGCTGAGGGTGCACCTATCTCTTATGATAGCGAGCGTCAAGCTTTCATCACACGTTATCAACACGTTGTGTTTGCGTTGGGTTTCATCATCACTCGTGAAATGATGGAAGACGACCAATATGATGTCGTCGGTCAACGTAAAGCCCAAGGTTTGGCATTCTCTATGCGCCAGACTAAGGAAGTTATCGGTGCTAACGTTTACAACCGTGCTTTCAACAGCTCTTACACCTTTGGTGACGGTAAAGAACTTATCAGCAATGCACACGTCAACCTCAAAGGCGGTACATGGTCTAATACCCTGTCTACTGCTTCTGACTTGAGTGAAGCTGCTATCGAGCAAGCATGTATCGACATCGCTGGTTTCACCAATGATGCTGGTTTACTGATTGCTGTTAAGCCTGAGTCTTTGATTATCCCACGTCAACTGATGTTTGAAGCCAAGCGTATCTTGGGTACAGACGGACGTCCTGGTACAGATAACAACGACCTCAATGCTGTTAAGGCAATGGGCTTGATTCCTAAAGTCATCACTAACCATTTCTTGACTGACACAGATGCTTGGTTCATCCGTACTAACGTGCCACACGGCATGAAGTATTTTGAGCGTCGCGCTGACCAGTTCGACATGGACAACGATTGGGACACTGAGAACGCTAAGTTCAAGGCTACTGCTCGCTTCAGCTTCGGTGCAACCGACGTTCGTGGTATCTACGGCTCGCCTGGCGCTTAATTTATCTGGGGGACTAGTTCCCCCTATTAACTATAAAGGATAAATTATGGGTTTACTCGCTACCGACATTACACCGTTACAATCTGTTTCCCCTTTAATTCCTACATCAAAAGATGTACAAACTAAGGTGTTTCGGGTTGCTCGCACGGATTCTACATCTACTGTAGAAGCTATATTGCCTGCTGATTCTTCTATTATTGAAATTTCAAAGTTTGGTTCTACCAACAGCGATGCTGGTACTTCTTCTACTTTGACAGTTACAGTAGCAAATAACACAGGCACCATTTCAACAGGTACTGTTGATTTGAAAACTGCTGGCACAACCACAGCACACATTCAAATGTCTGACTTACCAAACCTTCAAGCTGTTCCAGCTGCAGGTGACATTAAGATTAGTGCTCAAGTTGTAGAAGTTGGAACTGCTTCAACAACTGGCGGTCCTTGGTACATCAAAGTACTATACGTTCGTTAATGGGAAGGGGCATTGCGCCCCTTTTCTTTCTTATATTGATCTTACAGGAGTGAGAGATGGCTTCTTCGATTTCGTCTGGCGTATTGAACGCAGACACACTAATTTTTACAGGACGTAACCGCATTAATGCTATTACGGTCTTGACTGACGGTACAAACGCTGCTACCGTCTCTTTATATGACAACACGAGCGCTGCTAGCAAAATAGCAGTCCAGGGTAAATGTTTAGGCGCTAACCTTATAAATCACATCATCTTTGAAAACCCCGTGATTGTTGAAAATGGAATTTATGCCGACGTAACGGGCACTGGCGCTACGTTCATTGTCTTTTACGGTGGTTAATTATGAGCAAACAAGCCGCTGGTAAGTTTATCGGTGTGCTGTTTTTAAGTAGGACAGTTGCTCATCAATTGCATTTAAAGACTGAAAGCTTTGCACAGCATTCAGCTTTAAACACGTTTTATGAAGAAATTGTCGATCATGCTGATGGCATAGCAGAACAATGGCAAGGTGAGCAGGAAGAACTCCTAGACATCCCTACCTTAGCTGCTAAAGATGCCACCGATCCTTTGAAGTATTTGAAAGAAACTTTGAAGTGGATTGAGGGTAATCGGTATGAGGCTTTTGAAAAAACAGACACTTCTATTCAGAACGATATTGACAACGTTGTAAAACTGTTTCGTTCTACAATCTACAAACTACGTTTTCTGAAGTGATGCCATGAAAAACCATCTAATTTTAGGAGACTGGAACGCGCTGTGTGACTCATGCGGACGCAAATTTAAAGCCTCTAGTTTACAAAAACGGTGGGATGGTTTAATAGTTTGCAGTGAAGATTGGGAACAGCGACATCCGCAAGACCTGCTTCGTGTACAACGAGAGCAGATTTCTGTACCGTGGTCTAGACCGTATCCTGCACAAGATACGTTTCTTCCTTGGTATTATACAGAGAATGAGAATGAATATTTAGGACTTGTAGAGACTTTAGCTAATAATTTTACAAAGATTATTAGTAGTGGTGTTAGTAATAACACACTAAACAGTGTTCCTTTTAACTTTAACACTTTAAACTACGGTAGTGTTGGAGACGAAGCAATTGGTTTTACAGAAGTGTTCCTAGTTTCTTTAGCACGTTTCCTTACAGACAATCTGTCGTTAGCTGAAACCTTTGCTACCTCGATTACTAAAAACATCTCTGAAACTATCTCTGTAGCTGAATCTTTGTATTTTGCTGAAACAGAGGCTGCAGCAGATTCCCTGTCTTTAGCAGAATCTAGAGTTTCTTCAGTTATTAAAGTTCTTTCTGACTCCCTGTCTGTTACAGAGTCTACAACATATCAAATTTCTAGTGCTACATCCGTTAACGGAGCACCATTAGACACAAACCTTTTAGGATAAAACATGGTAAACGATCTTCTTTCTATGCGCGGTGACGTTGTTATTAAACTGAATGATGAAGTTGTTCTGGAAAAGAAAAACCTCATTGTTACTGCTGGTAAGGCTTTTTTAGCTTCTGCTATTCTTAATAGCTCTACTAGCCCCTTTACTTACATGGCTATTGGTACGGGTACAACTGCAGCAGCAGTGACCGATACTGCTTTGGCTACAGAACTTACACGTAGTGCTTTCACTACTTCTAGTGTTGCTTCTAACGTAGTTACATTAACTACAACCTATGCTGCTGGTACAGGTACAGGCACTTTAACAGAAGCTGGTATTTTAAACAACTCTTCTGGTGGTACTTTGCTGTCACGTGTCGTATTCTCCGCAATTAACAAAGGTTCTGCTGACTCTTTGACAATCACTTGGACCATCACTGTAGGCTAATATCATGACCATTAAGTTTACTAATAATGCAACGACGACATTGGCTTCTGGTATCAACAGCTCAGTTACGTCGTTATCAGTTGCTTCAGGCACAGGAGCTTTGTTTCCAACACTATCTAGCCCAGATGTTTTCTACGCAACATTAGCAAACGTAGCGGGTACAGTGGAAATCATTAAGGTAACAGCTCGTTCTACCGATGCTTTTACCGTTGTCCGTGGACAAGATGGTACAACCCCTCTGTCATGGGCTGCTGGTGATAAAGTTGAGCTGCGTCCAACGGCTGCTGGTTTAGCAGCTATGGCTCAGTTTGATTCAACACAAGCGTATACAGGACTTCAAACGTATTCTGGCACAATAAACAATGCTGCCATGAAAACGCTTAACATGAAGGAAGCAGCAACAGTTTCTGCTACAGCATCTACTGGTACTATTAACTATGACCTGACCACACAGTCAGTTTTATATTATACAACCAATGCTAGTGGCAACTTTACTGTAAACTTCCGTGCTTCTGGTAGCAGTTCTTTGGACTCTATCATGTCTACGGGAGAATCTCTCTCTGCAACATTCTTGTGTACAAATGGCTCAACAGCCTATTACAATTCTGCTGTAACTGTTGATGGTAACAGTGTCACTCCCAAATGGCAAGGTGGTACAGCTCCTACTTCTGGCAATGCTAGTTCTATAGATGGTTACACATATGTAATTATCAAAACTGGCAGTGCCGCGTTCACTGTATTGGCCTCGCAAACTAAATTTGCATAAGGACACATAAATGTCTCGTTTATCTAAAATTGGAGCAGCATGCTTAGCCGCCTTCGGGTGGAGCGGTGGCGTGTCCACCGTCACTGCTAGTTACCTTGTGGTTGCTGGTGGGGGTGGTGGTGGCACAAGTCGAGGTGGTGGTGCTGGCGCTGGTGGTTATCAAACAGGCACAACATCTCTTAATCCAACTCTGTCATACACAGTCACAGTCGGTGCTGGTGGCGCGTCTGGTGCTACTTATGCGGATGCGTCTAGCAATGGTGGCAATTCACAATTAGGAACATTGACTGCCTCTGTTGGAGGTAGCCCTGTGGCCCGACCTAAGCCCGGGCCCAGTGAAACAACTGTGGAAAATCCTTAAGCTGGTGTTCGTTTCGACATGCTGCAACAAAGGGAATGAACAAACGAAAGATTAGCTTCAGCGG